ACTGGTGCGAGTTGGACAGACCATCCAGATCCAAACTCCTTTATGCAATATGATACTACAGCAACTGCAATCACTGGAGGACAAGCACTTCTTTCAGGATTTACGATTTCTGGTGGTGCCTCTTTAGTGGATATTGATAGTAAAGCAGCAATACAACTTGGAAGATCTGGTATTGGTACAATCAGTGATACTTACACTCTTGCCTGTGCATCTCCCAACACAAACAAAGCAGCACTTGCGGTACTTAACTGGATTGAACAGAGATAATTAAAACTTTATTAAAGTATAAAGAAAACTTTTTATTTAGCATAACTTCATACTATTTTCAACACATGTAACAATATTGTTACACGACATATCTCTAAATATCTGTATAATAGTATCAGGTTGATACTTGCATATGTACGGTGCCTATTTTATAGTCGTATTTGTTCTCATCCTTGTGGCGTATGCAGGGTATGAAGAGACGATGCGACTTTTTTCATACGCGGACTTACAAGTTCGTTATGCATTTGTTCGTTTGCAAATGAAATGGATGGGATGGAGACTCAAAAGGCAACTAGTCAGAGATACAGCCGACTTTGAAAAGTTTCTTAAGGAGTACAAGAATGACTGATAGAGAGTTATCCGATTTTTCGATAGATAGGAAGGAATGCCCAAAGTGTGGTGCTACTTGGTTAAACGGACAACACTATTGGTCTGGCACTGGTAAACTTGGCAATGAGTCAGATCTTGCTGGACTTGTTTGTAATAAACTAGGTGATGATACTTGTATAAACCCATGTAGAGGATCCGAAGGTGGAGTAACATGGGAACAAAGACTTACCGAGTTGGAAAATGACCACCCCAGTAACTAAAGAAGAAGTTCAGGAGATGATTGATGCAGCAATACGACAACACAACCGTAATGCTTCTATCATTAGTATGTGCGTCGGTTGGGTGGTTCTTGCTTTATTTGCTGAGGGACTTCTAAGACTTATTGGGGTGATTCCCCCTTTACTGCCATGGTTAAAAATAACATTGTAGATTTGATAGGAATCTTAACATTATTTCTTTTTGGCATAACTATGATTGTCCAAGGACATTTCATATATCATGGGAAAAATGGTTATAAACATTGTGAGCGTGACAAGCAAAAATCAGAGGAAACTAGACGAAGAATCGAAGAGTTACTAAAAGGCAAATGAACGAGGAGCAAATTATCTTTACTGACAGAGATGAAGAACTTTTGCGTCAGGCAATGAGATTTTTAAAGCATCGAGAACTTCTAAACGAACCTTTTGACGGATACTGGGAGGACGAAGATGACATCTAAAACTTTAGTTTTAATCGGATGCTTCTTTCCCCTAGCAATCATCTACATAGTAATGAAATTATCTGTATGGATTGCTGCCGTTAATTCAGAAACTGAGTATGTCAGAGAAGAATCTAAACTACCACACGGACCCTATGTGGCAAATGCATATGCAGATGTTGACGAAGAGGATGAGGAGTATGGAGATCGCACAGATTATCGATGATGCTCTATTTGAATATTATTCTGAAAAGGGACTGGAGGTTCCGCAATGGAAAAGGAACAAAGAACCCCAATGGTGGATCGATTACTTAAAGGAACTTGGGATAGACCAATAATGGAACACTTGTTAGGAAAAGCACTTGCAATTATTGCAATTCCATTTGTGCTGACAACACTCTACTTCGGTTCAAAGAAAGGACACTACTATGAATCCGATGATTATAAAGGAAATGGAACCGCACATTAGACAGCGGTATCATTTTGCAGCATCTTCATTCTCAAGAATATATGGAGTACCCAAGGTCACTGAAATGATGCTTGGGTTTTGTGTTGAATGGGCAACACAGAAAGACACAGCACCTCTAGATTGTTTATATAAAGTAGACATGTATTTTAAAGAAAAATGGGACCAATCGCAAGGTGGGTGATGGAAAATCCAATCACCCTAGGCATACTTGGATATGCCTTGATTGTTGTGCCAATCATGGGTATTTGGGCGATCCATAAATACAAGTGGGAACACTGGGAACCATTTAGTAAAAGGCATGATTGATACGCAGTCTCCTGTATGGAGTGTGATTATTCTCCTGTGTTGTGGATTAGCTTTTACTGGATGGTGTGTTTACACTATTCTTAAAATTTCGTGGGATGAAATGAAGGAGTGATATGCCTGAAGACATTTATCTTGGTAATCCTAATCTAAAAAAAGCAAATACTGCTGTAGAATTTTCTCAGGAAGATATTCAAGAGTATTTGCTATGTAAGGATGATCCAGTATACTTTGCCAGAAACTATGTAAAGATCGTTTCTTTGGACGAAGGTCTGGTTGGATTCGATATGTACGACTTCCAAGAGAAGTTGATTCGGAACTTCCACGAGAAGAGATTTAATATCTGTAAGATGCCACGGCAGACTGGTAAGTCTACTACTTGCGTGGCATTTCTCCTACATTATATCGTCTTTAATGATAGTGTCAATGTTGGCATCCTTGCTAACAAAGCAGCGACTGCTAGAGAATTGTTAGGAAGGTTAGCAACTGCGTATGAGAACTTGCCAAAATGGATGCAACAGGGTATTATATCCTGGAATAAAGGTTCTATCGAGTTAGAAAATGGCAGTAAGATATTGGCAGCTTCTACATCTGCGTCTGCTGTCCGAGGTATGTCGTTTAACATCATCTTCCTCGATGAGTTTGCGTTCGTTCCAAACCATATTGCAGAGCAATTCTTTAGTTCTGTTTATCCTACTATTACTTCTGGTAAAACAACAAAAGTAATTATGGTTTCTACCCCTCACGGTATGAACCATTTTTACAGATACTGGCACGATGCTCAGAGGGGAAAGAACGAATATACACCAACAGAAGTTCACTGGTCTGAGGTCCCAGGTAGGGATGCAGCATGGAAAGAGCAGACCATTAAGAACACTTCAGAACAGCAGTTCAAGGTCGAGTTCGAGTGCGAATTCCTTGGATCTGTTGACACACTGATTAGTGTATCCAAGTTAAGAAATCTTGTCTTCGAAGATCCAATACAAAACAACGGAAAGGGTCTCGTTGTATATGAAGAACCAAAGAAAGAAAGAAATTATATTATTACGGTTGATACTGCCAGAGGGATTGACCATGACTACTCTGCCTTTGTAATTTTTGATATCTCAGAGTTTCCATATAAGACTGTAGCAAGATATAAAAACAATGAGATCAAACCAATGCTATTTCCAAGTATTATCTTGGACATGGCAAAGGCATATAATCATGCCTATGTATTAGTTGAGGTCAACGATATTGGCGAACAAGTTGCAACAATTTTACAATACGATTTAGAGTATGAAAATATGCTGATGTGTTCTATGCGTGGTAGAGCAGGTCAGCTTGTAGGTTCTGGTTTTTCTGGTAAGAAGACTCAAATGGGTGTCAGAATGACACAAGCAGTCAAAAAGACTGGATGCTCTAACCTAAAAGCACTTATTGAAGAAGACAAACTAATAACTAGCGACTACGACATTATTGCCGAGTTAACAACATTTGTTCAGAAGAAGCAGTCGTGGGAAGCAGAAGATGGATGTCATGATGACCTTGCGATGTGTCTTGTCATCTTTGCCTGGTTAGTTGCTCAGGATTACTTCCGAGAGATGACGGACAATGATGTCCGTAAGAGAATCTACGAAGAACAAAAAGATCAGATTGAGCAGGACATGGCACCATTTGGATTCATCAGCGATGGTTTATCTGATGATGAATCTTTTATGGAAGGTGGTGATAGATGGACAGTTGATAAAGAAATGTCCTCTACTTATGGAGACATGTCATACATGTGGGAATACAACTGATGGACTTCGAAGAGGAATTTGAGTTTAGTCACCTGTTCATGAAGGAGAGAAAATGCAGAACATGTGGCGTAGTCAAAGACCTTATGAATGACTTTTATCGAACTCATAAAGACCGTGGAGATACTCCATCGGCATACTCCTATGAGTGCAAAGATTGCACAAAAAAGAGAGTAGTTGTAAGTAGAATGACCAATGCAGTATTTGGTAAGTGGGAGTATCCAGACTGGTAGTGTTCATGGACTGTTTCCCCACTGAAAAAGGCATAAACTCTAAATACTTGTAGACAAATTGGATTCTATTGGGAGTTAAAGATGCCGCTCAATTTAGCATCTCCTGGAATTGTCGTAAGGGAAGTTGACCTGACCCAAGGTAGAGTGGATCCCACATCTACCAAAGCGGGTGGTCTAGTTGCCCCCTTCGCTAAAGGACCAGTCGAGAAACCCACCCTTATCGAAACCGAAGCGGATCTGCTTGAGACCTTCGGCGCTCCTTATAAGGACAACAATCACTACGAATATTGGCTTA